TAGACCAGAAAAGAACATGGAGGCCCTTATTCCAAGCACCACTTGGATTTTCCATGTTCACTGTTTCGGAGGGATGGACACCTCCAAGGCTGTTGGGAACTGAATAATTATAGTGAGGTATTCTCCCTTCTCACTCCTAAGTTTATGTTTGCCCTAGGTAAGGCAATCCATTTTCAGGTCTTTTCGATACGGGGGTACGATCTGATACAACCATGTAGTAGGCTCAAGACCAAGAATTAGGACTAAGTTAAGACCCCGTGTTGATATACCAGCCGCTAGTTTGGTTCCCGCGGAGCTTCACACTATGGCAAATCTGTTAGGTCGCAGAGGGACTGGGTACACGCACCTACAGCATAGACTCGTGACGTGTGCTAGGCGGCCGAAGCCTCCCTAACCAAAGATGGGGCATAATGTCCAGAACACCGGGTTGCCATTTAATGCGATTACTCCCAGGATACACACCACACTATCCACCCTGTGATGAGGTGGAAACATGTGGTGGTTGGTCCGCATGGTCTTATCACACCCAGGATAGGCCCACAAGTGCTGCTGAATCACACCCTGTGTTTCAAAGGATCGCGCTAATACAACCATGTAGTAGGCCGCACACTAATCACACAGGTTTTTGTCACACACTCAAGCCCGTCCCAAGCCTATTCCCGTCGTCCCAGATGGTTGGTTTGACACGGAGGTCTGAGAATTTAAACCGCGTTGAACGCTTAGGAGCCCTCAGTTCCGCACTACAACCCATCCTACATCGGTTCGGTATGCACCTCACGGCAGTGCTTGTGTTTCCCCGCCCAATCCGTCCTCCCGACGCCCGATTGCTCACCGCCCGGCTCTTGCTTCAAACGGGAAGGGCCGCACTGACCCAACCGGAAATTCACATGCATAGTCGTCATCGTAGTGCCTCAAGGACAGTACCCCCTATGCGGACAGCTTCGGCCGGCTTCCTACGGGCTCCACAGTTTCACTCACGCACGGCCAAACTACGGCCGTCTCACAACATAATTTGACCAAGATCACCAGCCACAATGATGGAATTCCCTATTCTCAAATGTTACAGGCTCCTGAGCACGCCAAGGCCCAAGGACGACCTCAGACCCGCGTAGTTGCCTCTCCATAACAATTTGCTCCTCGGGTGTAACTCCGAAGGCCTTAAAGAAACTCCACCTAGTGGCATCAGAAATCTCGGACAGAACAGGTTCCGTCAACCTTTCCACGGGAACACCGAGCACCTCATAGTCGCGATAAAGTCCGCGCTTTATGAACTCCTTTCTTCCAACAGCATGCCAAAGCCAATAAGACCAGGTCTCCAGCACGGGTACGCCCCTAGCCAGGAAATTCTCACAGTAAGCCACACCAGTAAGCCACTGGCCAGCAAAAGCCAGATCATGTAAATGCGCGTGCGACGCAGCACCGTTAGACAGCACTTTGTCGTAAGAACGCACCATGGTCCACCTCCCGCCAACCAGCACTGGTGCCGACTGACCAAACCTGATTTCCTCCACTTCACTCACAGGACGTTCTAAGACCATCTCATGTCCAGAAAATTGTAGTGCAAGGGGTCCGAATTCGCGGACTACGCTAACGTGATCAGCCTCCTCAACAAAGATAAGTGCATTATCGCCATCAACCAAACAAGAAAACTTGTAACCAAGCCTCCTCATAACGGCATCAACGATAGCCAGCATTATGATGCTGTTGCCCATACCAGTGTTAAAATCGCCAGAGGCACGACCACCCTCGCGTTCAAATTTAACACCCCCTTGAGTCACCCCAAAATTCCGCAATTGGTGCTTCAGAAGACCAAGCAAACCCGACGACTTATTCCCATAAGCCGCCTGATAAACCTGGTGCTCTTCCCTCAACTGCCAAACGTCCACATGAGCTTCGAAGGCTTTACCATCGACCTCAAAACACACAGGCTTCAGAAAACAGCCCATCTTGCCAACTATGAGGTTCGCCCGCTGCCCAGGAGACAAACCCTTAGCCACAACCCGCATTCGCGGCACGCGAGAGGAGCCGACTGATCTCAGATTTCTCCACAACCAGTGCTCGAACGGCTTCAGCCAAGATGCCAACTGTAAGTTATACCTAGGATCACGTGGAAAAATCATCCTAGGTTTAGGGTGCTTGTCACTTACATTGACCTTCTCAGCCTTCAGAAAAGCGCGAAGCATGACGTCACGAGCTCCTAATGGACCGTCACGCAACAAAGACTCTTCTGCCTCTACGTACCTACGGCGTAATGCACCCTTGTAAGATAACGCCGTTGTGTGGAGGTCCCATCTTGACTCCCCATATCGTCTCGCCACCAGCCTGATGCGCCTAAACGCCTCAAGCACAGGTGCCCTGCAAGACTCAGGAGTAGTGGGTGTAGGACCCAGAGACCGCTTTAGTAAGGCAGCGACCTCGTTGTGGTTGCAGTTCGCGTGGACCTGGGGTTTCCAAACCCCGTATATAGGCGGAGTCCACGCAACATACATCTTACGGGCTCTTTTAGGATCACAAGCCAATCCAGTCTTCAATTCCATCCGGGCACCCTTCCGAATTTCACCTCGGAAGGAACCTTCACAGATGCCGTAGAAGCAGGACTGGCTTTCCTAACCTGAGCCCTTAACCCACCACGACTTGCCGAAAGGACCGCCTGAAACGAGAGTCGAACTCCCGCCGCCAATCCAATCGCCAAATCTCTTTCTCCATGGGGCTGCCTCTGCCCTTTGGTCTGCTCCACCAAGATCGTCCAAGGCCTTAGTAGCGACACGTTCCGGAGACAACAAAGAACATGCCAAGGCTATGCTGAACGGCACAGAAGCCATTGCGTCAACATCAACGATCCTGCGGGACTTAGCCCACTCCAATGCCCTTAAGCGCAGCATCAGAACCAGCGAGTCGTCACGCTTCCTAAAGAGCGTGAGCAGACCAAGCCGAGCTACAAGCTCCGGAAACACGGATATAACACCGTGATCCGGGTGCACCAACCTAATGAACGGTGTGGCCACTAACTCCACACCGTCTTTCAGCTCGGCTTTTGACAGAGGTTTTGTTTGAGCTGTTCCAACCCCTAAGAACTTCGCACCGCCGTGCAAAAGCTTGTCAAACGAGGACGTCAACGGGTCATCATCCTTGGTGAGGTCTGGACTCCACCGACCGCGGATGATCGCCTTGACGTGCGCACTCGTAAGACCGGTTGAATTAATAGAATTCAACCACTTACTGCGACGCCGGAGCCTGCACCCATACTGGTGCTCGGCATCCCACCTGATGCCGGATGCAGTCTTACTCAGCAGCTTTTGCTCAAGAAGCTGCTGAGCTGATCGCCCATCAACACGATCAGTTTTAGTAACCGTAGGCCTGCTTACCTGCGGTACTGGTGCCCTTTCACGCATCAAAGCGAGGGGTAGGACCCCGCTTGTCGTGAGGCTATGGTGGTTGAATAGGCCCTCATAGAGTGCGCCCATCCAAAACTCATTAGTCATACGGGAGCGAGGAGGGTGCTTGAACACACCCCAACCCCCCCTCCTATATGGAAATCCTGCGGTTGCCTGTCTCCTCCCTGTCCAAAACAGAGAACGAGGAGACCGCTCCGCCCCACCACAGCCCTCGACGAACCTGACTGGGTTCTTGGCTATGTTGTACGCCCTACTGGATGGAATAGGGCGTGTAAGAGAATCCTCCTCAATCAAGAAGATGTCGTTTTCCCCGAAGACAAAACAACGTGGATCCTCTTCCCTGATCTCCCTGATAATACCAACATCAGGGAGGTGGAGTCTTACCACACCACCCCACTCTAAAGAGGGGGGCTCTTCCCGGGTTTGCATCGAGGGTTGCCGGTTCCCTTGCCACTCATTGTTGTTACACATATGGGGTCTTGTGAGACGGGCAACAACCGGAGCCTACCAACACAGGCCACTCAGGAACAGTAAACTGTTCGAGAGCACCCTGTGGGGTAAACACCAGCCGCGGTCCGCCAAGATGGCTTGAAAAGATTTCAGGTATAAATTCCACCATCC